GTGAACGCCAGCTGCGTTAGCACGCGACAGTTCTCATTCCACGAGCCGTACCCGCAGGGCTACGAGACCATCTCCGAGCAGCTGCGCCTGGCCGACTCGCTGTCCTGGTGCGAGCGTGAGCTGCTGCCGCTACTGGAGCAGATGCCGCGCGAGGCGCGCAGCTTCTACGGCATGGACTTCGGCCGCAGCGGTGACCTTTCCGTCATCGTGCCGCTCCTGCAGCAACAGGACCTGCGCCGCCGCCAGGCCTTTCAGGTCGAGCTGCGCAATGTGCCGTTCAAGCAGCAGGAGCAGATCCTCTTCTTCATCGTCGACCGGCTACCCAACTTCCTCGGCGGCAAGAACGACGCCCGCGGCAACGGCCAGGCGATCGCCGAAGCGGCGGCCGTGCGTTACGGCCACACCCGCATCGACCAGGTCATGCTCACCGAGGGCTGGTACCGCGACAACACCTGCTCGCCGAGATGGGCAAGCGCCGCCGCGCGCTGACCACCGTTGACTGGGCCGTGCTGCCACCGCGCGACCCCAGCGCCGCCGAACAGGCCGAGGCCGACTGGCTCAACGAAGTCCTGCAGGATCTGCCCGACTTCGAGGATCTGCTGTTCGATCTGCTCGATGCGATCGGCAAGGGATTTTCCTGCATCGAGCTGGACTGGCAGCGCCTGGGTCGCGAGTGGCTGCCCGCCGCCTTCAACTACCGCGAGGCGTCCTGGTTCCAGCTGGACATGGCCACCCGCAACGAGCTGCGCCTGCGCGACGGAAGCGCCGAGGGCGAAGCCCGCCTGCTGCTGGACAAGATGGTGGTCGCCGGCCGCGCCGGTAACGCCGAGCTGGAGAACCTGCCGGACATCTTTGCCCGCGTCGGTAGCAACGCCAAATCCTCCAACCTGAGCCTCGACCAGACGCTTGCCCTGGTCGAGACGCTGTCCCTGGTCGAGCCCAACGCCGAGCGCCTGGCCACGCTCACCGACAGCACCCTGCGCGTGTTCACCAACGCGAACTACATGAAGTCCGCGTCCAAGGCGACCGGCATCAAGTTCTTCGACAAGGACGGCTCACGTCGGGACGCTCTGGAAGTCATCAACGACATCAAGGCCAAGTACGACAAGCTGGGCACCGATGCACAGCGCTTCAAGTTCATCAACAACGCCTTCGGCAAGACGGATCTGGACACGCAGCGCGGCCTCAAGACCTTGCTCGACGCCGACTCGCTGGGGAAGCTGGACCAGGTCTTCACCGAAGTCCGCGACGCCAGCGGCACCATCGCCCGCGACCTGCCGGACGCGATCGGCAACGCCGTCGACCAGACCAACCGCCTCAAGGGCGCGCTGCGCGAAGCCGCCGACGGCTTCGCCAAGCCGGTCAACGACACCCTGAGCGGCCTCATCAAGTGGGGCATGGACAGCAAGGAAAGCGGCGGCCTGGGACTGGACGGCAAGGACATGCTGCTCGGCGGTGCAGTAGGCGCAGCCGGGCTGTTCGGCGCGGCCCGCTATGGCGGCAAAGCCATCTCCGGAATTGCCGGCAAGCTCGGCGGCACCGCTGCCGGCGTGGCCACCGGCAAGGCCCTGGAGGAAGCGGCCGGCGTGCAGCCGGTGTACGTCGTCAACATGCCGGACAGCCTCGGCGGCAATCTCGGCGCTGCCGAAAAACTGGCCGACACAGCCGGCGACCTGGTCAGCCCAAAGACCATGACGTGGCTCAAGTCGTTACTAGGTACCTCAGTGACGGCCTTACCTGCCATGGGTTCCGGCGCCATGGCCACCGCAGGCGCAGCCGTTGCGGGTGCAGGCGCGGCCGGCTACGGCGTCGGCACGCTGCTCAACGACTACCTGATCGATGGCACCGCTGTCGGTGATGCCATCGGCAAGGCCGTGGCCTACGCCATCTCGCCTTTCAGCGAAGACGCCCGCAACGCCATCGCTGTGAACAACAAGGCATCCGAACTCACCATCCGCATCGAGGGCGAGACCAAGGCGCGCGTCACACAGATGAACAGCGACGGCCTGGACATGACCGTGCTCACCGGCCGTTCGAGAGTAGGAGGCTGACATGGCCTGGCGCGACGACTACCGCCCCGGTGCCTTCCGCGGCGTCCCCTTCCACCTCAAGAGCGCCACCCGTACCGGCGGCCGCCGCACCGTGTTGGACGAATTCCCGCTGCGCGACACGCCAAGCACCCAGGACATGGGCCGCAAGGCCCGCCAGTTCAACCTGGTGATGACCGTCATCGGCACCGATTACATGGCTCAGCGCGACGAGCTGATCGAGGCGCTCGAAGCCTCCGGCCCCGGCACGCTGATGCACCCGTTCTACGGTGAGCTGTACGTGGCCCCGCTCGGCGACTACAGCATCGAGGAGAGCCTCGACCAGGGCGGCCTGGCGCGCATTACCCAGAACTTCGTCGAAGCCGGCGAGAAGCCGCGCCCCGACAGCCAGCCGCTGGCCGGCGCGGCGGTCAACTCCGCTGCCGACCTGGTGCAGGCCGAGTCGGTAGAAGAGTTCGAAGGAAAATGGGCTGTTGTAGGATTTGCCAGCAGCGTGGCCGGACATGCGATTGCAGCACTCGGTACTGCATCCGGTTTTATCGGTGACGCTTTTGCGGCGGCGCTGGGCTACGCAACGCCGGCCATTGCCACGCTAAACGGCATCACCACCGGAATACTTTCCGGGGGCGGCCTGCTCACCCAAGGCGGCCAGTTCGGCACCCTGCTTGGGCGTTTCACCAGTTCGATCGCCTCGCTAATCCTCTCGCCGGGTAACCTCGGCATTGGGCTACTCGGGCTTGTTCGCGGCCTGACCGGTGGTCTCAGTCCCTTCGGTGCCTTTAAGGCCCTGACCTCGCTGTTCGACATTGGCAGCAAGGTGAAGCCGGTGCGCGGCAACGGCTATGTCACCCCGGCCCGTGCCCAGCAGGCGACCAACCAGGCAGCGATCTACACCCTTATCGAGCGGGCTGCGGGCGCCGAGGCTGCTCGCTTGGCGACAGGTCGGCCACTCGACACCGCCGGCAGTACGTTGCCCGGTCTCACCTACAACAACCGCGAAGAGGCCGTCGACACCCGCGACGTGCTGGTCGCCGAGCTGGACCGCCAGCAGCTGCAGGCCAGCCCCGAGCGCTACCGCGCGCTGGCCGGCCTGACCACTGCGCTGGTTACCGACCTCAACCGCCGCTCCGCCTCCCTGGCACCGCTCACCCGCTTCACGCCAGGCGCCACCATGCCGGCGCTGGTCATCGCCCATCGCCTCTACGGTGATGCCAGCCGTGCCGGCGAGATCGTCGCGCGCAACCGTGTCGCGCATCCGGGCTTCGTGCCCGGCGGCCAGGCGCTGGAGGTGCTCAAAGATGCCTGACGTCCTGCTCACCATCGGCAACCAGCAGTGGGGCGGCTGGAAGCGCTACCGCATTGGCCTGGGCATGCAGCAGCTGGCCGGCAGCTTCGAGCTGCAGTTGACCGAGCGCTGGGCCGGCCAGGCCAGCCGCCGCGAGATCCCCGAGGGTGCGCCGTGCACACTGCACTACGACGGCGAGCTGCTCATCACCGGCTACATCGACCGCGTCAGCCCGAGCTACGACGCCAATAGCCACAGCGTGAGCGTCAGCGGCCGCGACAAGACAGCCGACCTGGTCGACTGCTCGGCCCCGCCGATGCAGTTCATCGGCCGCGGCCTGGTCGACGTTGCGCGCGAGCTGTGCGCGCCCTTTGGTATCGCCGTTATCGACCAGGCCGGCGCCAATGCGCCGTTCCGCAGCCTCAAGCCGAACGATGGCGAGAGCGTGTTCGAGATGCTCGACCAGGCCGCGCGCATCCGCGGCGTGCTGCTGGTCACCGACGGCTGCGGCAACCTCATCATCACCCGCGCCGGGCAGTACCGCGCGCACGACGCCCTGGTGCTCGGCGAGAACATCCTGCAGGCCAGCGGCAACCGCGACCGCACCGACGTCTTCAGCCAGTACAGCCTCAAGGGCCAGGCCGCCGGGTCCGACGACTTCTTCGGCGAGCAGGCCGCCTCCGTGCTGGCCCGCTCCCGCGACAGCCGCGTGACGCGCCACCGCCCACTGACGCTCATCGCCGATGGCCCCATCGACGGCAAGGCCGCCCGCGACCAGGTCACTTGGGAACGCAACGTGCGGTGGGGCCGCTCGCAATCGGTCAGCTACACCCTGGCCGGCTACCGGCAGAGCAACGGCGAGATCTGGCGCGCCAACAGCCTCGTCCCCGTCTATGACGCCTACCAATACCTGCGCGGCGCCGAGCGGCTGGTCACTGAGGTGGCCTATCAGCTCGACGACCAGGGCGAACGCTGCGAGCTGACCGTGATGCCGAAAGAGGCCTTCGCCCTCGTCCCGCAACCCGAGCCGGAGGCGACCGATGCCTGGTATTGATCGCGTACTACGCCCGCTGCGCCGCGGCCTGGCCCACCTGGTCAGCCGTGCTGTCGTCACCTTGGTCAACGACGCGGCCAAGATGCAGGCGCTGCAGGTCAAGCTGCTGGCCGAGGAGACCCTCGACGGTATCGAGCACTGGCAACCCTACGGCTTCACCGCCCACCCACTTCCCGGCGCCGAAGCCCTGGTGCTGGCGGTCGGTGGCCATCGCGCGCACAGCGTGGTGGTCTCCTGTGGCGATCGCCGCTTTCGCCTCACCGCATTGGAGCCCGGTGAGGTGGCCATCTACACCGACGAAGGCGACAGGTTGCACTTCAAGCGCGGCAACGCCATCGAGGTCGAGACCCGCGTCTTCACCGTCAAGGCCAGCGAGGCCGCGCACTTCGAGACACCACTCATCACCACCACCGGCCGCATCGAGTCGGCCGGCGACCAGGTGGCGGCGGGCATCAGCCTGACCGGCCATAAACACCCAGGCGACAGCGGTGGCACCACCGGAGGCCCGCAATGACCGACATTGCCCTGCGCTGGGACGGCCTCGGCGCTGACCTGGTGCTCGATGGCAAGGACCTCGCCCTCGATCACGGCCTGCAGACGCCCGCCGTCATCAGCCTGTTCTCCGATCACCGGGCCCGTGCCGAGGACGTGCTGCCCGGCGGCGGCACCGACCGCCGCGGCTGGCCGGGCGACGCCTGGCCCGACGTAGGCGGTGACCAGATCGGCTCGCCCCCCTGGCTGCTCCGGCCCGGGGAGGGAAAT